AAGGAAGAGGGAAGCTTGTCAGTCGCCTCGATGATAAGATGAAGTTTATTGAGATGGCAGTTGCTCTTGCATATTCGGCAAAGGTTAATTTTGATGATGTGTTCTCGCAGGTAAAAATGTGGGATAGCATTTGTTATCACCATCTTCGTAAGAAAAATATTGTGGTTCCTCCGAAGAAAGATGCCGACAAGACCGTTCAGTATGAGGGTGCATATGTTAAGGCGCCACAGTTGGGTGCCCATGACTGGGTGGTTTCTTTTGACTTGAATTCTCTGTATCCGCATTTGATGATGCAGTACAACTTGAGTCCCGAGAAATTGGTTCCAATTGACAAGGTGCCCGAAGACCTTCGTGCGTCTTTGTCTGGTATAGATAATGTATCCGCTAGTAATAAAGAAAACATAGAGATGGGTGAGAATCAAACCGATCTATTTGGTAATCTAACAAAAAAAGTAAAGGAAAATGCGGCCGATGATGGTGTTGTAGAGGATAAGGACGATGGTATCTTCAAGATTATTAAAAAGTCGTTTGACACTTCTCTTCTGGGCAAGTATGGTCTGACTGCGGCACCCAATGGCCAGTTCTTCAGGATAGATGCACAGGGATTCCTTCCTGAGATTCTTGAGGACTTGTATCGGAAACGGTCAGAATCAAAGAAGAAGATGATTGAGTTTCAGAAACTTGCCGAAAAATCTTCGGGGGTGGAGAAGCGCAGGCATCTCAATCAGGTTGCCAAGCACAACAACGATCAGCTTGCCCGAAAGGTGCAGTTGAATAGTGCCTATGGTGCATTGGGAAATAAGTATTTCCGATTCTTTGATGTGCGGATTGCCGAGGCAGTCACCAAGGCAGGGCAGTTGTCCATTCGTTGGATTGAAACTCGTATCAATGAATATCTGAACGATATGCTGCAAACAGAAGGAGGGGATTATGTAATTGCCTCGGACACAGATTCCATCTATGTTCGCTTTGATGAAGTGATAAAGATGGTATATGGAGATGAGGAAGCCACGGACGAAAGGATTGTAAACTTTCTTGACAAGGCATCTTCTAAACAAATCGAACCGTTCATCGACAAGTGCTATAATGACCTTGCCGACTATATGAATGCGTTCGATCAGAAGATGTTCATGAAGCGGGAAGCAATTGCATCCAAGGGAGTGTGGACGAAAAAGAAACGATATGCCCTCAATGTCTATGACAATGAGGGTGTGCGATATGCAGAACCCAAATTGAAAGTGATGGGATTGGAGGCAGTCAAATCGTCTACTCCAGAAGTGTGTCGTGATAAAATTAAAGATGCTCTCAAGGTAATCATGGGCGGAACAGAAAAGGATACGCAGAAATTCATTGATGATTTCAAGCAGGAGTTCATGACTCTTCCTGCCGAAGAGATTGCGTTTCCGAGAGGAGTGAACGGAATAAAGAAGTACACCGAAGATGACGGAGCGACCTATATAAAACATACGCCCATTCATGTAAAGGGGTCAATCATTTACAATAGGTTGATTAAGGAGAATGGACTCCAAAATGACTATGAAAGGATTGCAGACGGAGATAAAATTAAATTCTTGTATTTGAAATCACCAAACCCTGTAAAGGATTCTGTGATTTCAATTGTCAACAACCTTCCTTCCGAATTTGGATTGAATAAGTATATTGATTATGATAAACAATTCGTGAAGGCTTTCCTTGACCCGGTTGAGGGAATACTAGAATCTGTGGGCTGGACTTCTGAAGAGGTTAGTTCACTTGAAAGGTTTTTTGTATGACGGCAAAAAAGAAAATGAAGAGCAAGAAAGAAAAGGGCCCGCAGGCAGATGTTTCATTGAGTGCAATTTTGTCTGCGGATGCTGAACCCACTCTCGAAAAGATGGGCGTCTATTTGCTGATGAGTGAAATTAATAGCGATTCAGTAAAGCCAGTTATTGAGTGGATACTTAAAAATAATTTAATAAGAAGCCCGTTTGATAAGTTGACATTGATTATTAATTCCGGTGGAGGGAATGTGACGGATGCATTTGCATTGATTGATACGATGAAGGGTTCTTCGATTCCTGTGCATACCATTGGGTTGGGTGAAATCTCTAGTGCCGCATTGATGATATTCATGGCGGGTCATGGCGGCGGACGGGTCATGACGCCCAATGCTTCTATTCTTTCTCATCAATATTCTTGGGGGCGTTGGGGCAAGGAGCATGAATTGGTAAGTTCGTCGCGAGGAATTGATTTGACTTCAGAAATGATATTGACTCATTATAAGAAATGTACAGGAATGACGGAAAAGAAGATTCGTGAAGTTCTTCTTCCGCCACAAGATGTGTGGTTGAATGCAAAAGAGGCCAAGAAGCATGGGCTTTGTGACAAGGTAAAGGAAATGTATTAATATGGGAACATTTGATTTTATTGGAAATATAAAAAAGATAAATCCACAGGCAGACCAGTATGCAGATGTGGACAAGTATATCGACACAGGATCGTATATATTTAATGCATTGCTCTCCGGTTCAATCTATAAGGGTCTTCCGGGTAATAAAATTACGGCATTGGCCGGCGAGTCTGCCACCGGGAAGACGTATTTTCTCTTGGGTATGATTCGTCAGTTCTTGGAAGACTATAAGAAGGGCGGTATTATTTTCTTTGAGAGCGAGTCTGCCATCAGCAAGACCATGCTAGAAGATCGGGGGATTGATACCTCTCGCATTACGATGCTTCCGGTTGCCACAGTAGAACAATTCAGAACACAGGCAATGACTATCTTGAAGGCAGTAGAGAATTCTTCTCCGAGTGAACGCATTCCCCTTTTGTTTTGTCTGGATAGTCTGGGTCAGTTGTCCACCTCCAAAGAAGTAGAGGATGTGACATCTGGAACCGATAAGAGAGATATGACCCGTGCCCCAATGATAAAGGGCGCATTCCGAGTTCTTACTATTCAGTTGGGTAAGCTGGGAATTCCAATGGTGGTCACGAACCATACATATGACAAGATAGGTAGCCTGTATCCGACAAAGGAATTATCAGGAGGAAGCGGTTTAAAGTATTCTGCTGATTCTATTGTATTTCTTTCAAAGAAAAAGGAAAAGGTAGGAACGGAAGTTGTTGGCAACATTGTCCATTGCCGCAATTATAAATCTCGCCTGACTGTAGAAAATAAATTGGTTGATGTTCTTCTTCGTTATGATACGGGACTAAATAGGTATTATGGTTTGATTGACCTTGGCTTGCAGTATGGAATCTTCAAGAGTGTTTCAAATAGGATTGAATTTCCAGACGGCACCAAGGTCTTCGCAAAGCATATCAATGAAGACCCAGAAAAGTATTTTACGAAAGAAATTTTGGACCGATTGGATTCTGCGGCACGAAAAGAATATCTATATGGAATGAATGAGGAGGAGGAACCTAAAGATGTGGGAGTCTGATAATATCAATATTGAAGATTACTATGTGGTAGATTCTGAAGAAAAGGAACCGAGAGATGTTGTCGTCGAAATAGTCCTTGGGCCGTTTGCTGGAATGAAGTATGCCTATGGTGATTTTAAGTTCACAAAACCAAGTACAGAGATTGAACAAGATTCTTTAGATGTTGTGTATGAATTTGATGTTGTTCATGTTCCAGATAATATAAAAGACGTTCAATACCCGGATGAAATGAAGGAGAGTTTTGATGAATTATTGATGAGAATTCTTTTTGATTTAGTGAATAAGCACACAGAGAAGAGCGTAAGGATAGATTATGATGACACGAATAGAGAAGGTGATACTGACGAGTCTTTTGAAAGACGAGTCTTTTATGAAAACAGCACTCCCGTTCTTGAGGAGTGAGTATTTCCATGAGAGGTCGGAGAGAATTGCATTTGATTCAATTGTAGAATATGTAAATAAGTATCATTCAACTCCGACAAAGGATGCATTGCTCATTGAGTTGAATGAAAAGACTAATCTTGGAAAGGAATACGATTCTGTCGTAGAAGTATTTGAAGAGATTGATGCTGCATCGGTTGATGATTTGAATTCACAATGGCTGGTTGACAATACAGAAAAGTTCTGTCAGGACAAAGCCATCTATAATTCAATCATGGAGTCGATTGAAATTCTTGACGGAAAGACTAAGAAGGACAAGGGAGCAATCCCGGCATTGATGACAGAGGCATTTTCCGTTTCTTTTGATTCTCACATTGGGCATGATTATATTGAAGACGCAGATGCTCGATACGAATTCTATACAAAGAAAGAATCACGAATTCCGTTTGATTTGGAAATGTTCAATAAGATTACGGGTGGAGGATTAACAAGCAAGACTCTGAATGTATTGATGGCTGCTCCGGGTGCAGGCAAGACGCTTGCAATGTGTCACATGGCAGCCGGATATATGACTGCCGGATATAATGTTCTGTATATTACATTGGAAATGTCAGAGGAAAGAATCTCTGAAAGAATTGATGCGAATCTGATGAACGTTCCAATGGCAGATATTGAATCAATGGGCAAGAAAATGTATGACAAGAAGATTGAAGACATTCAGAAAAAGACTGTAGGAAAATTGATTGTCAAAGAGTATCCTACGGTACAGGCTGGTGCCGCACATTTTAGACATTTGGTAAAAGAATTGGAGATGAAACGTAACTTTTCGACCGATGTTGTCATTATTGACTATATCAATCTATGCCAATCAATGGTGTATAGGGGTGCCAATGTTTCGAGTTATGAAAAAATTAAAAGTATTGCAGAGGAATTGCGCGGGCTTGCTGTCGAGTTGGTGGTCCCGATCATTACTGCAACTCAAATTAACAGGACTGGTGCTTCAAGTTCGGACGTTTCGATGGAGAACGTTGCGGAAAGTTTTGGACTTCCTGCGACGGCAGACCTATTTCTGGCGTTGATTCGGACAGATGAGTTAGATGAATTGGGGCAGATGATGGTCAAGCAATTGAAGAATCGGTATGCAGACATGACCCAGAATCGTAGGTTTGTCGTAGGCGTCGATAGGAGCAAGATGCGGATGTTTGATTGTGAAGATGAAGCCCAGGATGACTTGATGGATGACGATTCCTTGGGGGGTGTTCCAAAAAGGGACTTCTCTGATTTCATTGTTGACTAAATAAGAGTGTTCTATGTTTTATTATAATATATAAGGAGATACAATTATGGATTGGATTATTGCAAATTGGGGACAGATTACACAAATTATTGTTAGTGTTGTTGGAGTCGCCGCTATTGTGGCCACCCTGACCCCAAACTCTAGCGACAACAAGGCAGTTGACTTTCTTTTGAACATCGTCAATGCCATCGGCGGGAATGTAGGAAAAGCCAAGAACGGATAATTTCCTATTGGTTGGAGTTGATATGGAATTCCTTGCAGTTTTTTTGCAAGGGATTTCCTCGTCTTTAAGGGATTGGTAACTATTCTCTCTTATAAATAATATTGTATTGTTTTAAGAGGAGAATTTGGATGGCAGCTAAGTTTAATAAAGGAGATGTATCAGAGGGAATATTGGCTGCTGCTATTACGGCTAGATTTTTATCAAAAACCAAAGTAATTTCAAATTCTGATGTGATTAAATTAATTACCAAATTAAATAAGGCACCAAAAGGAGGAACTAAGGGGGCGACTTCTCTTACAGAGTTTCGTTCTCCTAATGAGCAACCTAAAATTTTTGATAGTGTGGTGTGTAAAGTTAATTTGGCAGAAGTCAATATGAAAGCATTTCTTAGTCGTAAGATATATCAAGATAATGAAGTGAAAGGGATTGTTACTGCTGCTGTAAAATTTGCTAATGGTAAATATGTCATGGAGTGGGCTGATATGATGTATGAGAATAATCAAGAAAATATTATAGAAGTTTTGTCTGAAGGTTTATTAGACCAGACAGGAACGAAGGTTGACTTAAAGGTTCATATTGACGGAATTCAGGCTGGTGTTGGAATATCATTAAAATATGGAGATGTTAAACAGTTTGGCCAGGTTGGGGGTTCTAAAATAGAAAGCATGGTGGAATTGTTTTCTCCTTTAGGGGTTACGTTTAATTCTTCTTTAAAAAATAAGTATATTAAATTATTATCGAAAAAAAAAATATCTCCGGCTTTAACCCTCGCATACAATGAAGCAGTTAACCAAATATCAAGAAAGCGACAGAAAACACTTATAAAAAATATCTCTAATTTTATGGACTACCATGCTACGCGAGGGGAAGCTGATGTGGTGTTAGTTCAATTGAATAAATCCGAGGCTAAAATTTATGATTTTGGACTTTTAGAAACAAAATTAATAGGACATAAGGTTGCTGTGGAATTGACTTCTGGAATGACAACTAAATTGTCAGGAGGAGGATATACGGGCGGAAACAAAATTCCAAAAATTGAATTTACGCTAGATGGAACTGGAGACGTTCTTTTTATGGTGAGATTAAAACTTGAGGGGAATCGGGTTAGTTCAAAGGGAAAGAGACTTCCATTAACTGTAAGGAATTATATAGAAAAGGGTTCTGCGACAACGCAGTTAATAGCTGAATAAATCATGCATTCATTTAATCAATATTTACTGACAGAAGACGCAACAAAGAATCTTCATCTTGAACATCTTGAAGACCTTGTGTTCCTGCATGGCATTGATGGAGTTCGTTCTGGTATTAATTTTATTCAATCCATTCGTGATATGCTCTCTGGAACCACAAATAAAAAAGTAGACCTTCATGTCAAGTGGGATGGGGCCCCTGCTGTATTTGCAGGAACAGACCCTGCCGATGGAAAGTTCTTTGTAGGAACAAAGGGCGTCTTTGCCAAGAATGCGAAGTTAGTCAAGTCCAATGCCGACCTAAAGAAGTATGGATATTCTGGCGGGCTTGCAGATAAACTAAAGGTTGCTCTGAAGGAATTGTCAAAGCTGGGAATCAATGGAGTCATTCAGGGTGATATGATGTTCACCAAGGATGATTTGGACACTCAGAAAATTGATGGAGAATCCTATATTACTTTTCAGCCGAACACAATTGTCTATGCGGTTCCTGTAAATTCCGAAATGGCCAAGAAAATAAAGACATCAAAGATGGGGGTGGTCTGGCATACTACATATACAGGCGACACTCTCCCAGAGATGTCTGCGTCCATTGGGGTGAATATTGATGGCTTACGAAAGACTAAGGGTGTATGGTTTGATAATGCAAACTCCC